CTTTACAATGGTGACCAACTTCAAACTGGTGCATCAAATATTTCTGGGTCAGAACCTACCTCGACTGGTAACGCACCATTCTGGCAGGACAACAACTATTATATTAAATTTATGTACACAATGACTACAACTGAAGTGCAAAACTACTTGACAACAGACTTTATGACTGTTAAAGTAAATGCAAATGCAGATGCAAACAGAGGTGTATATGTATTCATGGTAACCTCTGGTGGTTCATCATATCCAAACGGAACATTCTATACTAAACTTAGAGGTGATGGTACTGGTGGTATTGCAAAATTAGTTATTGCCGGTGGTGTAATTGCAGAGTTTGGTAATAACTCTCTATCAACTACTTCATTCATGCAAGCAAATGGAACTGGATACTCTTTTGCAAACTTTAGTTTAGCAGGAACAAACATCTATACAGATGCTTCTGCAAGTACTTTGATTTCTGGTGCAACATTAACCTCATGGAATGGTGCAACCGCTGGTACAGTTAAAGCGATTGTTGACCCACCTAGTGGTCACGGTACTGATGACATTGCAGAATTGGGTGGACATTATATTATGTTACAATCTAAGTTTGAACCAGCAGACGCTGACGTAGTTCAAGTTAATGATTTCAGAAGAGTGGGTATTGTAAAAAATCCAAAAGACCCAACTACTAATAGTGTTGCTTCCCTTTCAACTGCAAGAACTACAAATGCAATCATAATGGCTGCTGGTGGTTCTGGAAGTTTTCAAGTAGACGAACTAATCACTCAAGCAACCACTGGTGCAAATGGTAGAGTTATCGAATGGGATGCAACTAACAGAATATTATATTATGTTCAAGAAAAATATACTTCATATGGATTAGATACATCTGGTAACCTTACTGCATTTTCTGGTGCAAACGCTGTGACTGGTAGTTCATCTAGTGCAGTACACACTCCATCAACTTCAACATCTGGAACTACAAATGGTGTTGTATTTGCGAGTGGATATGCAGTACCAGAACTATCAAGGGATACTGGTGAAGTGATTTATATTGAAAACAGAAGAGCAATATCAAGAGCCTCTGACCAAACTGAGGACATTAAAGTCGTAGTGGAATTCTAAACAATGCAAAAAACAGATTTAAATGTATCACCTTATTATGATGATTATGACGTTTCAGATAATTTTCAAAGAGTTCTCTTTCGTCCAGGCTTTGCCGTACAAGCGAGAGAATTAACAACTCTACAATCTATTCTTCAAAATCAAATTGAAAGACATGGTAGACATTTTTTTAAAGAAGGGTCTATGGTCATTCCTGGCCAGATTTCATTTACAAATGCATATTATGCCGTAAAATTACAAGCAACATTTAACTCTGCTTCAATCGCTGGTTACCTCTCATCATATGTTGGTAGTGTAATTACTGGTAGTATTTCTGGTATTACTGCAAGAGTAATTGGTGTTACTGATGCTACATCTACTGATGCACCAACTCTTTATGTAAAATATTTAACAACTGCAACAACTACTGCAAGTTCAACTGGTACTACTGGTGCTTCGGTTGCAAACTCTACAGTAGAATTTGTAAACGGTGAAAGTCTCGCTTCTGATGTTGCAATTAGTTCAATTAATGCTGGTAACAATTCTGCAACTATCTTAACAGCAAACGGTACGGACTTAGGGTCTTCTGCTGCTATTCAAGAAGGTGTATACTTTGTTCGTGGTCAATTTATTCGTGTACCAGAACAAAGAATTATTCTAGAAAAATATTCTAACACACCATCTTATCGTGTTGGTCTTACTGTTAAAGAAACTTTAATTACTCCAGAAGCAGATACTACACTTTTAGATAATGCTGCTGGTTCTTCAAATATTAATGCAAAGGGTGCTCATAGATTACAATGTACTCTGACACTTGATAAACTTCCTTTAGGTTCAACTGATGATGAAAACTTTATTGAACTTATGAGACTGAAGAATGGTGTTGTTGAAAGTTTAGTAGATAAAACAGATTATAATATCTTTAACGAAAATATTGCAAGAAGAACTTTTGATGAATCTGGAAACTATACAGTTAGGTCTTTTGATATTGATGTTAAAGAATCATTAGATGACGGTACTAATGAGGGTGTTTATGCATCCAACCAAACAACTGATGGTGGTCAAACTCCTTCTGGAGAACTTGCAACTATTCAACTTGACCCAGGCAAAGCATATGTTCGTGGTTATGAAATTGAAACAATTGTTCCAACATACTTAGACTTAATTAAACCAAGAACTACACAGAACTTTGACTCTGCAATATCAAATATTGAAGTAGGTAATTTTACAAAAGTAACGGATGTTTTTGGTCAACCAGACCTTGCACCTTTTATTTCTGGTGAAGTTGCAGAACCATATCGTACAGTTGAATTACATTCATTGAAAGCTTCAACTAGAGGCACAACTGCTGGTAGTCAAGTGGGTGTTGCAAGAGCTCGTGCATTTGAACACGCATCTGGAAATACTACAAATGATACATTATCAAATGGTGCTGACTCTGATGCATTATTTAATGCATATCTTTTTGATGTTCGTATGTTCACACAAATTCAACTTAGTGCAAACTTTGGTGGTAGTCCAAATGGAGTAGCACAAGGTACAAAAATAACTGGACAAAGTTCTGGTGCAACTGGATTTGTTTTTAGTGCTGTTAATAACTTAATTCAATTAATTACTGTATCTGGTAATTTCAACGTAGGTGAAAAACTTATTTCAACCTCACAAACTGTTTCTAATAATGCAAATCAACTTATAGAAGATGCAAGTAACAATGAACTTACAATTTCAGTTATTACATCAAGAAACTTTGATGATGTTAAATCATTGTTTATGAACTCGCCTGTTACTGGTGCAGATTTTACTGCGAACTTAGTATTAGATACATCTTTAACCCTTAATGGTAATGTTTCTATGAATGGTTCTAACAATGTGGTTACTGGATTTAATACTACATTTACACTTGACCTAAAGGTTGGTGACTTTGTTACTGTGCCTGGTGCCGCCGCTGGTGGTGCAGATTTAACTGGTAGAGTTAAAGCGATTGCATCTAACACTTCATTGACACTTGATAATGGTAATGGTTCATCAAACTTAAACTCTGCAACAGCTGTTACATCTGTACAATTAGTAAGATTAAGAAATACTCTTCGTGACCAACAGAAAAATGTTCTTCTTAGAAAGTTAAGAAAGAGTGTTATTAAAACATTAAAGACTGATTCAAATTCTGGTGCTCCACAAACTACAGTTACATTTAGACAACAGTTTGTTGTAACAACAACTTCATCTGGTGAGATTAACTTAACTGCTGGTTCTAATGAAACCTTCTCTGCAAAATCAAATACTGATTGTGTAATTTCAATTATCACTGCTGGTTCTGCAATTGGTGGTAGTTCAAATACTGCAGCCGCTGGTGACATTGTTAATTTGGATGCAAGTACAACGCCTGCACAAACTTATGTTGTAAATGCAAATACACTTACAATTACCAACCCAGAAATATTAGGTAACGGTGCAAAGGTAAAAGTTGTTGCAACTTTAACAAGAACTGTTGCATCCGAAAAAACCAAAACAAATAATTCTGGTCATCTAGTTCTAGTTGATGCTGATGCTGGTGCTGGTGCAGAATATGGTACTGCATCTACACATAAAGAAATTTCACTTGGTCGTGCAGACGTATATAAATTGTTTGCAGTTTTTGACTCAGAGTCTGCAAGTGTAAATCCAACCCTTCCACAGTTTACGGTGACTGGTGTATCTGGAACATTTACAAAGGGTGAAACTATCAATGGTGCGATTAGTGGTTGTAATGCGACTATTATTAACACAACAAACCCAATTACATTTGTTATCACAAATGGTAAATCATTTACTGCAAACGAAACAATTACTGGACAAACATCTACTGCGACTGCAACACTAGGAACATTCACTGCTGGTTCTAAAAACATCACAGAGAGATTTACTCTTGACACTGGACAAAGAGATAACTTTTATGATATTTCAAGAATTGTAAGAAAAGGTGGTAAACCAAGTCCAGTTGGTAGATTATTAATTGTATGTAATTACTTTGCACACGGTACTGGTGATTTCTTTACAGTGGATTCATATGCTGGTGTTGACTACACTGAAATTCCAACTTATACCTCAACAAGAGTTGACCCAGAAGTTCGTGCTCCATCTGGTGAATTTGACCTAAGAGATACAGTAGACTTTAGACCAAGAGTTGCAGATGCAACTATTAATACTGCAACAAGTATTCAAAGTCAAACTGCACATAAAGTTACATCTAAATCTTTTGATTTCTCTGCAAGGTCTTTTGCTGGAACTGGTGCATCTGATATTAAAATACCAAAAGACAATTCTCAGTTTCAATATGATTTTGATTTCTTCCTTGGAAGAAAAGATTTAATATTCTTAACCGAATCTGGTTTATTTAAAGTCTTAAATGGTGTTGCATCTGAAATACCAGAGTTTCCTAAGAAACTTGAAAAAGCTATGTTACTTGCAGAAGTTTCTCTACCACCATATGTGTTAGACATTGATGATATTACTTTCAGTAAAACTCAAAACAAACGATACACAATGGCAGATATTGGTAAACTTGAACAAAGAATTAATCAACTCCAATATTATACTGCATTAAATCTTTTAGAAAAAGATGCAAAATCTTTTCAAGTTCAAGATAGTAATGGTTTAGATAGATTTAAATCTGGTTTCGTTGTAGATAATTTTTCTGGTCACTCAGTCGGTGATGTTCAAAATGAAGATTATAGAAACTCAATTGACTATGAGAATAATGAACTTCGTCCAAAATTCTTTATGAAGGGTATCAAACTTATTGAAGAAAATACCACAGATTCACAAAGGACTGGTGATGGGTATCAAAGGACTGGTGACATTGTTACATTACCTTATACTGAAGTTGTATCTATACAACAACCATATGCATCTAGAGTTGAAAACTTAAACCCAGTTCTTACATTTACATGGACTGGTGTATGTCAACTAAACCCATCTGGTGATGAGTGGTTTGAAGTTAATAGACTACCAGCTCTTATTATCAACAAAGAAGGTAACTTTGACCAGTTGGTTGCACAAGTTGGAAACGCAATGGGTACTGTATGGAACTCATGGCAGACACAATGGTCTGGTACTTCAACTACAAGACAAGATATATCTTCAAGTACGTTTAGTACAGTCAGTGGTAACTGGTGGGGTACAACTTGGAGTACATTTAGAGACACAACTACAAGAGTAACAACCACTACGACTCAGAATCAAAGAAGAAGTGGTTTGAATACTCAAGTTGTTGCACAGATTGATTATCAAACTGATGGTGATAGATTACGTTCTACTGCACTTATACCTTTCATGAGGAGTGTTAATATTACATTTACTGCACAAGGTTTGAAACCAGTTACAAGAGTTTACCCATTTTTTGATAAAGTAAATGTTAGTTCTTTTGTAACACCTAATGCAAATGGTTATTCCACTGCATCTTTAGGTGGGTCTATTATTGCAGATGGTAACGGAGAGGTTAGTGGGGTGTATACTATTCCAGACCCAAATGTTGCTGGTAATCCAAAGTTTAAAACTGGACAAAGAGTTTTCAGATTAACATCATCTGCAACCAATGTTTCAATTCCAGAACCAGAAACTTTCGCACAAGCGATTTTCTCATCCACTGGTATTCTTAGAAATATTCAAGAAGAAATTATTGCAACTAGAAATGGTAGAATTGAAACTCAAAATGTTTCTGATACAAGAACTATCTCAAGTGCAACTTCAAGACAAGAAAGTAGAAGAGATTTAATTGCATCCAGATTTCAGAGTAATGAGGATGGTGAAGAAGGTTCTGACCCACTTGCTCAGACATTCAAATCTACCATATCTGGTGGGGAGATGATTACTAAGATTGATGTATTCTTCCAAAGAAAAGATGAAAATATTCCAGTTCTTTGTCAGATAAGAGAAGTGGTAAATGGTTTCCCAACTATTAAACAATTACCTTTTGCTGGAAAATATTTAAGTCCATATATGAAGGGTACTGTTTCAATGTCATCTGGTGGAACTACTGTAACTAGTACTAACACAGATTTCTTGACTGGTACACATAACTTAAAAGTTGGAGATACAATTACAATTGCAGACGCTGGTAATAGTATATCTGGTGTTACAACCGATACTAAAAACTATGATGCTGATGCTCTTGTTGCAAAGGTAACTGCAATCGCTTCTGATACATCACTTACAGTAGATACAGCAGCTGCAAGAGCCGCTTCTGGTAAAAAGATTAGTAATATAAACCTATCATCAACAGCAGATGTTCCCACAACATTTAGATTTGATGCTCCAATTTATATTAAAGATGAAGTTGAATACTGTATTGTTCTGTTCACACCTTGTGAAAGTTATTTTGCATGGATTTCTAGAATGGGTGAACTTGATATTGGTGGTACAAGAATGATTTCAAAACAACCACACTTGGGTGTTTTATTTAAATCACAAAATAATACTACTTGGAATTCGTATCAGTATGAAGATATGAAGTTCACAATCCATAGAGCAAGTTTTGTTGCTGGTTCTAGTGGTAAACTGACACTTAACAATGATGTTGTTCCAAATCAAACACTTCCAGTTGACCCAGTGAGAACCATTAGTGGTCAGACATTTGTTCAAATGACACATCCAAATCACCATATGTATTCTACAAATAACAATGTGATTATCAGTGGAGTAGGTTCTGATATTACGACAACACTTGCATCTGCTATTTCCTCAACAACACAGACAAGTATTTCAATTAATGCAAACTCTGAATTTGTTGCAAGTAATGATGGTTCAAACATTTACATTAAGATTGGTAGTGAGATTATTGTAGGTACAATTTCTGGTACTACAATTACTGCATCTACAAGAGGGTATGATAGTACAACAGCTGCAACTCATGCTAGTGGTGCAACTGTAGAACTTTATCAAATGAATGGTATACCTCTTGACCAAATTAATAAAACCCACACTGCACTTGCGAATGTTAGAATTGATAGTTATACTGTTGCAACAACAACAGCTGCAACTTCAAGTTCAAACCAAGGTGGTAATTCTGTAGTTGCAACTGAAAATGCAATGTTGGATGGTACACAAACATTACTTCCAACTGTTTCTTTCCCAGATACAGAGGTTTCTGCATCAATTAGAACTACGAGTGGAACTTCACCTTCTGGTACAGAATCATCATTTAATCTTCAAGGTACTTCTTTTGCTAAGTCTATAGTTCTTGGTGAAAACTGTTACTTTGATAATCCTAAAATTATTGCAAGTCAGATTAACGAAACAAATGAACTTGCTGGACAGAAATCTTTTTATCTAGATGTTGATTTACAAACATCATTGGGAAACTTATCTCCTATAGTAGATTTAGATAGAAAATCAGTTGTTGCATTTAGTAATAGACTTGATAGTATTGATAGTGCATCTGATGTTGGTGTAACTGCATTACAAGGAGATTTTGTTCCTTCAGATGCCGCTTCTGGTGATAGTAATGAAGCAATTTATATCACAAGAAGAGTTGCACTTGATACTCCTGCTACTGGTATTAAAGTTCTTATTGACATGAACAGATATGCGAGTGCTGATGTTAAATTAATGTTTAAGATACTTCGTTCAGATGACTCTTCGGACTTTGACGAAATTGGTTATAACTTCTTCAACACAAATGGTGGCCCAGACAATGTTGTTAACGCATCATTGACTGATAGTGACTTTAAAGAGTATGAGTATACTGCAAATGATTTAGATGAGTTCATTGCATTTTCTGTCAAGATTGTGATGCAAGGAACTAATACTTCTGAACCACCAAGACTTAGGGATTTGCGAGCAATCGCATTAGCAACATAATGTCAGAGTTCAAACAAGTAGAAGACGAAAGAGATTTAATTCGTGATATGCATAGTAAAGCAATCATAAATACTAATAGAAGTGCATATCTTGCTGCTGTGCAAAGAAAGAAAAGTTTTGAATTACAAAAAGATAGTTTAAGGGATGCAACAAGAGAGATAAATATATTAAAATCTGAAATGCATGAGATTAAAACTCTCTTAGTAAAATTGGTAGAAAAAGATGGCAGATAGAAGTGTTGTAGCAAGTAATACCTTCGAGGAATTCAGAGTAGAGTTTAATGAACTCGCAACTGACGTTGGTGATATTGCTGGTATTACTGGTGCATCTGGTATTATTGCATCTGCGACTGATGTTGTAGAAGCAGTAACATTACTTAATACTGCTGTTAATATATCAGATTTAGATGGTGCTGGTGATAGTGGAACTTTTGCAGTTGATTTAGATACGCAATCTTTAACAATCGCTGGTACTTCAAATGAGATTGAAACTGTTGCAAGTGGACAGACACTTACAATTGGTTTACCAAATGCAGTTACAATCTCTGGAACAATGACTGCTGGTAATTTACAAACTGGTGGAAACATAACTAACGGTTCTGTTAACTTGACATTTCCTACGGTTGGGGGTACTATCTCCACTGAAGGATTTTCAATCGCATTAGCAACTGCATTAGGATAAGGAAAGAAATATGGCTAATAACTTCGTAAATAGTTTTGCAAGTATTCCAACTGCTGGTGAGTTTTATCAATCCACTGGAAGTGCGACTGATAATGCTACAGGCCCACAGTTGGTTTATAATGCAAACAATGGTTCAAGTGGTGTCAATTCAATTCTAGTTGAATTAGACGCTTCAAATACTGGTACAGCAAGTATTGCACTAAGTGCTTTTATTCAAGATACAAGTGCAACACTAGGTTCAATCACAAGTATTACATCAACGAGTGATGTTGCGACTGTAACAACTGGTTCTGCACACGGATTAAGTGTAGGTCAATATGTTATGGTAACTGGTTCAACAACTGCATTTGTAAACGGAATGTATAAGGTTGCATCTGTTCCAAGTACAACAACATTTACATATGCACAAAATTCTGGTGCAGCTGATGGAACTGCCGCTGGTACAAAGGTAATATTCAAAGCATATCACATTGTTAAAGATGTAACAATTCCAGCATCATCAACACTAAAGATTGTATCTGGACAAAAAATTGTTCTTAACTCAAATGATAAGGTTTATGCATATGCAAGTGCTGCTAGTTGTGATATAATCGCTGGTATTCTACAAGAGGTATCTTAATATGTCTTACATAGGTAACGCAATCGAAAACAGAGTAAGTCCTCAGTTCTTAAAAGAAGACTTTACTGGAACTGGTTCTGCAACAGTTTTTACTCTTACAAATGAAGTGCCTGGTGGTTCTTCACAAAATATTATGGTTGTTGTCAACAATGTTGTTCAAGAACCAGATGTTGCCTATACAATTGCAGATGACTCAAATAACAAACCAACAAAATTAACATTTACTGGAACGCCTGCAAGTGGTGATAGTATCTATGTCATTCATAGAGGACTTACAAGTATCTTCCACAAACCAGCAACTGGTTCAGTTGGTGTAAATGAATTAGAGACAACTCTTAAAACATTTACCACAGATACATTTACTGGTAACGGTTCTGCAACCACATTTACTTTAACAGAAGTTCCAGCAAACTCTACACAGATTATGGTATTCGTTGATGGTATTTTACAGAAGAGTTCAACAAACTACTCTGTCAATACTACAACTGGAGTACTAACATTTACTTCTGCACCAGACAATAGTGCAGAGATTGAAGTGAAACACCTTGGTATCAGAACAACTGCAAGAAGAGCAGTTTCAATGTTCCTAGATAACTTTACTGGTAATGGTAGTGCTACTGCATTTACTTTAAGTAATAACGCATCTGTCAATGATGTGTTTGTTTTTTATAATGGTGTTTGTATGAAACCAACAACGGATTATGGTATATCTGGTGCAACTCTTACATTTACATTTGCTCCAGTAAATAATTCACAAATAATGGCGAGGTACTTTGTATAATGCCTAGTAACGCAAAAAACTTATCAGAACTTTTAAATAACGAATCTACTATTGCAGTTGGAGATGTTGCAGACGGTTCAATCACAACTGCAAAACTTGCTGCTGATGCAGTGACGGCCGCAAAACTTGCTGATAATGCTGTTGTAACTGCAAGTGTTGCTGACGGTGCAGTCACACAAGTAAAAACAACTGGTGTTGGTAAAAATAAAAATATGATTATCAACGGAGCTATGCAGATTCATCAAAGAGCTGCAACCAATGTACATAATGATAGTGCAGTTGATAGATACACATTAATAAAAAACAATTTAGACACAGCAGATTTTTCTACTAAACACCAAGTGATTACTGACAACCCACCTTTTTCAGATGCACTAGAAATAAAATGTACGACAGCAGATACAAGTATTGCTGCAAATGAGTTAATTCGTATTCGTATGAGATTAGAAGCTAATACCTTACAAAGATTACAGTATGGTTCATCTAGTGCTAGAAGTAGTAAATTGTCATTCTGGGTAAAATCAAATCTTACTGATACATTTAGTGTAGGTTTAACAACACAAGATGGTACATCACAAAATATAGGTTTTACATATACCATTGCACAAGCAAACACTTGGCAAAAAGTTACACTTACTGTTCCAGCAAATCCAAATGGTACAATTAACAATGATAATGGTAATGGCATGATGCTTGTTTGGGGATTGACAGTTGGTTCTAACTTTAGAGGAACTGCTAATACTACATGGGCTAATAACACAGATGCTAGAAATCTTACTGGACACACAGCAAATATAGCATCAAGTACAAATAATAATTTTTATCTTACTGGAGTACAATGGGAATTGGGAGATGAAGCTTCGGATTTTGAACACCGATTCTTAGCAGAAGAACTTTCCCTTTGTCACCGCTATTATTATGAGATAAGTAGTAATACCCATGATGGTTATGAGTACCCAATGTTTGCTGCTCATGCTTGGAATTCTAGTGCAATAAATGTATGTATAAAACTTCCAGTTGTAATGAGAACATCTCCAACATTAACTTTCAATAATGGTTCTGGTTGGTGGAGATTTTATAGAAATAATGGTAATGACCCTTTTGATACAATGCAGGCTGATGGTAGTGGTAGTCACTCTATTGATATGCAGTCTAATGGTGGTATTAGTGCTACACAAGGTGACGCTGGTAGATTGCAAATTAGAATGGGTGGTGGTGCTAATGCAGCCATAAAATGCAGTGCTGAACTTTAGGAGTTATTATGGAAATTAAAGAAGCAAAAAAATTTAACAGTCCTACAACTGGAGAACTAACATTTATAAAAACAACTCTTGTTGATGATACTATTTTATATGTTCCTCTTGTTGAAAGTAATTCGGATTATCAAGAAATTCAAAAACAAGTTGAAGCAAAAACTTTGACTATTGAAGACGCAGACTAAATATGTTAAAGGATAAGAGATGACAAGTTATATTGGATTAGAACCGTCCTTCGGTACATTTGACAAACAGTTAATCACTGGTGATGGGTCAACTACGACTTATGACTTAGATTTTGCTGTTGCACAAGCTGGTCAAATTATGGTATCTCTTGATGGTATTATTCAAGAACCAGATTTTTCTTTCAACATTTCTTTGTCAAGTGGTAGTCCAAAGATTACTTTTGCACAAGCACCAAGTAATGGTTCTAGAATTTTTATTGTATACCTTGGTCGTTCAACGGTTGCAATGGTGTCTGCACAAGCATCACCACACATAGATGAGTTTAATGGTAATGGGTCAACAACTGTGTTTACATTAACACAACTTCCTTCTGCTAGTAGCGCATCTAATTTTATGGTATTTGTTGATAATGTTTATCAGAGGTATGGTTCAAGTTATGCATACACAGTGAATGGTACTGCATTAACATTTACTTCTGCACCACCAAGTGGAACAAATAATATACAAGTGATACAACTATCACAACAAAACACACTAAATACTGTTGCAGATGGAGCAATCACAAGTGCAAAATTATCATTTGACCCTGCTGATGACGCTACTGCATTAGCAATCGCTTTAGGATAAAAGAAATATGGCAAACACATTTAAAAACGCATCTTTAGTTTCAGTTAACCACGCTGCTCTTGCAACTTTATACACTTGTCCAGCATCTACAACTGGAATTATTCTTGGTCTTGCATTAACTAACAAGACAGACAATTCAGTAAATGCAACGGTACAAATGACAGATACTTCTGCAAGTACAACACCTCTACTATTAAACGAGGTAACTATTCCAGCAAATACAACTCTTGAAGTTTTCGCTGGTCAGAAATATGTACTAGAAGCAGGAGATTTATTAAAAGTTCAAGCAAGTGCCGCTACATCACTGGATGCAGTTCTTGGTTTGATGCAGATAACATAGGAGTAGGGTATGCCGTTTTTAGGAACTACACCAACTCAAGGTTTCGTGGGTGCAAACCCAAAGCAGTCTTTTACTGCGAATGGGTCTACAACTGTTTTCACTTTAACGAATCCAGTTGCAAATGCAAATGACCTTGAAGTTTTCGTAGGAAACGTAAGACAAGAACCAACTGCAGCTTATACTGCCGCTGGTACAACTCTTACTATGTCTGAAGCGCCTGCATCTGGTCTAAACTTTTACGTCATAAACAAAAGTCAAGCACAAGTTACATCACGCCCAATTGATGGGTCTGTGGTTACTGCAAGTCTTGCTGCTGATACAGTAACAACTGCAAAGGTTGCTGATGATGCTATTACTGGTGCAAAAATTGAAAACAACCCTACAATTGCTGGAAACTTAACTGTTAGTGGTACTTTTGATTCACCCTCTGCATGGAAACTTGTTGACACACAAACTGGTTCTTCTACGAGTTCTACTAATGTTTTACTTGGAACATTATCAACTTCTTATAAAAAACACAAAATATTTTACAGACTAAGATTTACACAAGGTGGAACTTCCCCTAATGCTCTTGTTGTATATCATTATTGGGGAAGTGGTGTGACACTTCGTGGTGGTTATACTGAATTTGGTCTAAGTGGTACTTTTGCCAACAATATTGGACACAATGGTGGATACGCACAAATTGGTAGAAGAGTTGCCGCTACTGGACTAGACATGAGCGGTGAAATGCTTGTAACACAAAGTCATGCAGCCGGCACTTATAAAGCTTATCTTCATGGACACAATGTTCATACTAGAGAAGGTACTGGCCCAGTTGAGGCCATGCATTATTCTCACCTTGAAGGTCTAACCAGTTTTACAACATTTCATGTGAACTCTGATGAACTTGCTGGGTCTGGTGTAGCATTTGATTATGATGTAGAAGTATACGGATGGAATTAATATGAACAATTATAAACAAGGTACACAAGAATATGGACTTGAACATTTTCGTATGTTGAGAGATGCAAAACTTACTGAGTCAGATTGGGTTGTAATCAAAGAAAGAGAAGAGGGTGGTTCGGTTTCAAACTTTGCAGATTGGAAAAAATATAGACAATCTTTAAGAGATATGACAAAAGGTTTTACTGTTCCTTTAAATGATAAAGGGTTTGTTGACGAAAGTAAAATAACTTGGCCAACTGCACCAACGGAGTAAATAGATGCCATTAAGTAAAATACAAACTATAGGAAATCAAGTTATTCCAAATCTAGGTCGTAGAAACCTTGTCATCAATGGAAGTATGACTAACTGGCAAAGAGGCACATCATTCTCTACTAATGTGTATGGTTGTGATAGATGGAAATTTTATGCTCCAGGCAGTCATGCAAATACTCGTTCTACAGATACACCAGACTCACCAAATAATTTTAAATACTCTAATTCTTGTGGGGGTAGTGGTGATGCAACTGGTATCACTCAGTTTATTGAATCTGGTAATTGTGTTCATGTTCCAACTAGTGGTTCTACTAAAGTTATTCTATCGTTTTATTTAAAACATACTACTAACTCTGGTACTGCTAAAATTACATCTGTAGTTGGAACTATGAATGTTGCCGATACTAGTGGTGCAACTACAAACAGAAGTACACAAAATCATAACACAACCACCAGTTGGGCAAGATACACTCATGAAATGAGTGGTGCTGATTTAACTGCTGCTGCTACAAACGGATTACAAGTTACTATTAAACATAATGGTTCTGGTACAACTTTATTTTTGGTTACTGGTGTTCAACTTGAAATTGCAGAAGCGGCTACAGATTACGAGAGACAACTTGGAAAAGATGAACTTGAAGATTGTAAAAGATACTTTCAAAGAATCAGTGGATTGAGACAAGGTGCATATAGTCCATGTATGATTGCATATAGTACTTCAGCTGTACAAGGTACGTTACATCTTCAAAATCCTATGTTTTCAACCCCAAGTATAACACTTGAGGGTGCTGGTATGAAAGTGGAAGATGGTGGAAACGCTTACACTTCTACATCAACAGCTGTTTCTGGACAAAAGGGTAGTGAAAATCATCTTAACTGGTGGATTGGTGGTTTCTCTGGTTTAACAGATAATAACGCATACTATGCTTATGGTGATGATGCAAATCATTATATAGATTTATCAGCGGAGTTATAAAAATATGAATATTACAAGCGCACAGTATCAAGCAAAAGGTGGAGAAAATACATCCATTCTTGCAGTTATTGATGGTCAAGAGTGGTGTATTCCATTAGATGAAAAAAATAGCCAGTATGTTGAAATATTAAAACAAGTTAAAGAAGGCACTTTGACTATTAAAGATGCATAATAAATATGATAAAGGAAATTAGATAATGCCATTCATAGGAACACAACCAGAAGTAGGTGGATATTCAGTTCTAGATGCTCTGACAGCATCTGCGACTGCAAGTTATACACTACAATTAAACAGTGCAAACTTTGTACCTAGTTCTGCAAATCAACTTTTGGTGTCATTGAATGGTGTCATTCAGAAGCCTGGTTCTTCATTTACTGTTTCTGGTAGTACTCTTACTTTTTCAAGTACATTAGCTTCTTCAGATAGTATTGATTTTATTCTTGCAATGGGTGAACCACTTTTAGTTGGAACACCAAGTGATGGTACAGTAGATGCAAATAAACTTGCAACAAATGCTGTTTCTACTGCAAAGATTGCTTCAAGTGCAGTAACGGATGCAAAGATTGCCTCTGGTGTTTCTGCAACTAAACTTACAACTGGAACATTACCAGCGGCACAAGTTCCTGCTGGAACTACTCTTCAAACTGTTCATAGTTCACCATCAACAAGTTTTGGTGGTACTACTGGTTCAGTTGTAAAGGTATTAGAAGTTAGTTTAACAACAAAAGCTGCAAATAGTCATTTCCTAATATCAACTAATATTCCAGTTGGTTCACTTAGTACAGAGGCAAACAATGACGGTCATGATATTTCACTTGCAATTGGATATAAACTTGCAAGTGCAGCTGACTCTGCATATGTTGATGTAGGTGGGAATAGTAACTATAATAGACAAAATTTTACTGGTACTGCAATTGGTGCTGGTGGTGCTTTTTATCAGACAGATGTTCCTTTCAACCCAAATCGTACTGATTCTCACAGTGGGGCATATGATGTTATGGAACACGGCACAAGCAAAATTAAAACTGACGCTTCAGTTGCTGCTGGAACTGCAATTAAATATGCCGTCTATTCTCATTCACAAGAGGATTATTATATTAATAGACCAAGACAAGGTGCTTCTAATGGTGGGTCAATGTTCCTAACAGTTTCGGAGATTAAAGCATGATTGATAAAATGAGAACAATAATTGAATTACGTCCAAATGCAAAATTTCAGATGGTTAATGATGATGTTACTTGGTTAGATAAAGAACAAACAGAACCAACTGAATCAGAAATTAAAGCAAAGATGAAAGAAATAGAAGAGGCAGAACCTATGAATATTCTTAGGTCAGTTCGTAATGAAATGCTTTCATCTACAGATTGGACACAGAGTAGAGATGTAACTCTTTCAGATGATGCAAAGTGGAAAACTTATAGACAAGCACTTCGTGATATTACAAAAGATTATAAGTCACTTGATGATGTTAAGTGGCCGGAGAAACCATAATGAGTTTAATTAGAGTAAAAACAAATGGGATAACAGACGGAGCTGCAACTGCAAATAAAGTTGCATCTAGAAGACAAGTTTTTACATCTTCTGGAACTTTCACAGTACCTACTGGTATAACAACAATTTATGTTTCAATATGTGCTGGTGGTGGTTCTGGACAAAACCAAGGTTCTAACCAATCTGGTGGTGGAGGTGCTGGTGTTTTGTGGTTAAAAAGAACAGTAACTTCTGGTGCATCAATCGCTGTAACAATTGGAGCTGCAACCTCTGGTAGTTTTAGTGGTGGTGCTCATGGTGCTGATGGTAATGATTCTAAGTTTGGTACATCTGGTGAAGGTTGGTACATAGAATGTGATGGTGGAAAAGGAAGTGCCACACAAAAAGGTGGTTACTATTATGCATCTGAACCAGTTGAAGTATCTGGTGGTGGAAATCCAACTCAACATGGCGGTGGTGCAAGTGTCTTTGGTGCTGGAAATTCAAGAGGTAATAACCAAGGTGCAGCTGAGGGTTTTGGTACTGGTGGTGCTGGTGGTCAATCTGGTCACAATGGTCAAGGTGGCGGGCCAGGATATTGTGTAGTGGAGTGGTAATATGAGATATTTTGCAGAGGTAGATAAAGACAATAAAGTAATTAACGTAATTCAAGCAGAAGATGAAGAATTTATTAAAACTCTTGATAGTAGTTATATAGAAACTTTTGATAGTGAAACTGTTGTAGGTTCTCGAGCATCTAAAGGTTATACTTATGATGCAAGTAAAAAAGCATTCTTTCCTCCAAAACCATATCCATCTTGGGTTTTTGATGAAAAAACAAATACATATGAAGCTCCAGTAACATACCCAACTGATAGTAAACAATATGAATGGAATGAATCATCCAAAAAGTGGGATGAGGTATAGACTAAATAGTTTCGGAGAAAATATAAATGGCACTTTCAAAGATTACAACAAAAGGTATCCTAGACGGAACGATTGCAACTGCTGATATTGCAGCTAACGCTATCACGACTGCAAAGATTGGTGCTGATGTAATTGTTGCAGATGACGTTGCAGATAACGCTATTACGACTGCACAAATTCAAAATGACGCTATTACAGCAGATAAGATTGCAGATAGTGTTGCATTAGGTTCTGGATATTATATTGGTAAAGATGGTACTGTAAATGGAAACGCATCTGGTAGAGATAATCTATTTCGTGTAAATCTAAATGCAACAACTGGTAACGTAACAATTGCAGCTAATAACAATGCGTCTACTACAGGCCCATTGACGATTGCAAACGGAACAACACTTACTATTACATCAACTGGAAGGTTAGCAATCATATGAGTACTTTATCAGTAGATACAATTCAAGGACAAACTACAGCCGCAAATGTT